CCATTTCGCCGAATCGACTGTGTTCAGGCGCTAGCCGAATGGAATCCATCGCACCACATTCTCAATCTCCCCGTGGCGAAAAAATGGCTGAAATCGCCGCATACAGAGTAGAGTCATGGGCATTCACGAAGATGTCTTATGTGAAATGAAGCGCTATGTGGAAGCCGATAATTTATATGCCATGCAAATCCTATGGGAAGAGTGCCAATATGATTCGAATGTGTATCGGGCTATCTTGTGGGATACCCTATTTTATGATGTATATTGTTATGCACGCCAGTATGAGCGCCATGAGATGATTCAATGGTTATGGGGTGTGCTCCATACGTTTGATGCATCTGTTCAAGATACCCTCATCAGTTTACTCCGCTGATTGCTCTGTCGAACGCCGCTTTTTCCGCGTTCCCCCCGACGATCGAGTCAACCGATGGCGGCGCGCAGGGACGCACAAATACCCACAAAAATGCGTATAATTTAACTTCGAGTCCGGATTCTTCCGTCCCGCCAAGCGTGGGTCATAAATTGGCCGACCCATCGCATCCAGATTCGTCACCTCCATGGAACCCGGTTTATGAGACCAAAATCCATTCTTATCCTGTCGGTATACATGATAGTCCTCCTTGGGGTCTACCACGAATGCCACCTTACGCATTCCTTTCCTGCATTTCTGCGTAAAACGCGCCAACTTGCTTCCAGGGATATCCCCCAATACACGCGCCAATACATCAGGACAACGCTTTCCCTTCACATCCGACCACTTGGGATACCCACTCGAAAGGCCGGGTTGAGGAAAGGGGGCGTCACATTGTTCTTTTGTGCACTTTTCTGGCAATTCGTCATACTGAAGCGCATACGCATAGCAATTATTGGAATTCTTCAAACCGTTGAACTGATTATAATTATCAGGGTCATATAATGGTTCATATCCTGATAAGGGCGCTTTTCTCCAGCATCGGTGCTGATGCACCTTACAAAAAGGCGATTTCGGCAACGGCGGACGCCGACAATGAGGGTCACACTGACACCGCGAAGGAATGCCCTTCATCTGATTATCCTCTATAAATTTAACGAGGAGCGAAACGTAATCACGGTATCTTTCTTCTCCTCCGTTTCATCTGTCAGGATAGAGGGTATTTCTTGAAATGTCTGGGACCGAATAATGGATTTCACGGCCTCTGTCACGGGTTGAGGCGCATCCGTCGCGATGAGCGCCAACGGCTGATCCGGCGAGGGAGGATACAATTCGTGTGAGATTTGAGACTGTATCTGGTTTTTGGGATTCTGTGCGAGTTTCTCATCTGACTTATAATATTCCTCCTCGATTTGTTTCATCTTTATCTTTTCCACCTGGTGCGTGAAAAATACGAACTGATTCTGATGGGTCGGCGGAACACGCGTCTCCAATAGCTGACCTGAGTAGCGCCCCGTCAGCCCAACATACTGCCATCCCTCCGTCCGAAGCCGCTCAATGGTCGTATTCAGAAAGTAGTATTTCTTGTCGATTTTAAAGAGCGTGAGTATCCCATTGAACATAGTTACCATGAGAGAAATAGTAAATGTTGCCCAGTAAATCTGTAGGGAGAAGGCGGCACTCGATGCGCTGGAATTTTGAATAGACAGTAGTGCAGGAACCAACAGCGAACCCACCGTAATTATCATGTGACCTAGATAAAAGATGCGGGAAAACGAGCGGACGCGCTTTTCCATATGCTCTAAAATGTGGACATACCGCGACATAATCACCTGTTTTTGCAACGGTGTCAAATGAATCTCATGAAGAATCCGCTCGAACTCTTCGCGATAATTATACGACTTGCACAACGAACACATATTAGTCCGTCTTATTGTTTGGTATCATTTTCTTTGTTTCAGGAAGTATCTCATGGTGGAATCGGTAGTCAAATGTATGAATGGAGCGCCCGAAATTGGCGCGCGGGTGGAAGGCAATGGAGCGCTTTTCCTTTATGAACCGCATCGCCTCTTCGGCGCGCATCTTTTGATAGGCGATGAGCATCATGGCGACGCTCGCGGCGGAGCGCTGCATTCCTGCCATACAGTGCACCAGAAGATGGCGTCCCTCTTTGTATTCCGCCATGATTTTAAAGGCGATTTCGGTGGACCATAGCTCCAGATTGCGGATTTCTTCCTCCTCCAAATTATCATCCACGGGAATGCGGTACTTGATGGGAATCAGTGGGGAAAAGGGGAGGTTCTTCGTGCAATTAAACACGACCGTGATGTTCTGTCTTTGAATAAATGCTTCATCGACGGATGCCCGTGCGTTTCCCAGCCATAAATTCGGCAGGATTTCCGTGGCGTCGTGCGACATGGGCTCTCTTGTTAATAAATGTTCTTCTCTTTTGAAATTGGACACAAGAACCGTAACTGGCCCTGCTCGGTGAATTCTTTGGGGCTCATGAGGGACCAATTCACGGAGGGCTGGATGAATCCCCATTGGTAGAAAAGGTAGGAAACAAGGGCGGAGCACCAGAAGGATTTGGTTTGGCGAAATCTCGGGTTTTCGGGGAGGGGACAGAGTTGATTGTATTTGGCACAGAGCCAATCCCACGGATTGGTGTCGTAGGGCTTGTCATGAATCTCTTGGTGTACCTTGGCAAGCGTTGCATAAAACGTGGAATTGCGGTCGCACTTGACATGACGGACAAACACCGAGCCCTTTGGGTATTCGGCGAGTACCTCTTCGAGCAAATGAAGCTGGACGCCCACTTTCATCTGTTTATCCTCTGCATCCGGTGTATTGTTCCAGGAAGACTCGAGAATATAGGTGCCGTCCTCCAGCGCCGGATTCAGAAACTTGGGGTTCTTCACGATGATTCCCACGTGGCTGTAACGGCTCCATCCAAACCACTCGATGAACCACGAGAGCCAGGATGTTCCTCGGAACAAAAGGACATCGCCCGTTTCCAAACCAATTTCTTCGCAGATATTCATGCTATGATACCGCCATAAAAATTGATATGCCGCGATTTGACAGTATATCGTGCCATACCATGCCTCTTTCCCGTCATTTCTATGTGGTCGACGAGGTGCACGCCGCGCTGTCCTATCGAACGACCGGCTGCGACTGCGCGGAAACACTCTTCTGGTGCCAGGAACTACTTCTCAGCGGATACGCCAGTGAAACCATCTCCACGCTCTTCGAATCCTGGCTTTGGTATAAGGGAAGCTTCTCCCTGTCGTGGCTCATCACCGCGGAGCGCCTGGCCTGTGACGAAGTAACGGAGGATGATATTCGACTCGCGGCGTACCAGTTAAGTTCAAGAGCGTGTTCTGACCATTCTCTTTGGAATATCCTCGTTCTCACCGCAATGGGCCGAGAACCTGAACGTCTGACCGCCAAGGCGCCACCCTATCTCCCTTCGGATTCGCACGAGAGCTACATGGTTCGCGCCATGTTCCAGGGGAAGGCCTATAGCGCCTGGTGGATGTCTCGGCACCTATCGGATACGCGCGTATGGAGCCTGCTTCGATGGTACGCGGTGCATAACTGCCCCGTCTACGCTGAGCGATACGTGGCGGCCTTGGAGCTTCTTGAAAGATATGAAACCCTTCTTGGCTATTCCTCTCCAGAATACGATGTAATCGTGCGATGTCTTGCGGTCTTGTCCCTTTGTTTGAACGCGGAGCAACAAGCGGAGAGCTGGCGGGTTCTACCTGCGGAGATAGGGCCTCTAGAGATAAAAAGCGGAAGAGGCTATGCGATTCCAACCGCGTGCCTGTATGGCAACTGTGCACGTGGTTGTATGAAATGGACCGAATCGACAGTTCGCCAACTGGGTGAGTTGGAGCGTGAAATGGGTGATTGTCCATTCTGGGAAGAGGCTCTTATGGCCTATGATTTGTCGTCGGATTCACGAGAGGACTTTTATGAGCGATATGTGCCTGATATTCCGGACGAATGGAGCGCGGCGGAGAAACAGAAATCACATGGCGATGGGGTTCTGGGTCCAACCGAGAAGGTGAGGCTGGCGAAATGGGCGAGACGGTTTCATACCGCCCGTTTGGCGTGGAATACGACGAGCGCGGTTCAGGGGTTTCTTGAAGCTTGCGAAGCAAGCGACACGCGCAAAGCGCAGTTAGAAGCTTGCGAAGCAAGCGACACGCGCAAAGCGCATTTTGAAGTGCTCGAAGAGCACAACACGCACAAAGCGCAATTAGATGCAATCGACATACATAACGGGCTAATCGATAAAACAAGTATCATTACACACTTTCCTATTACCCATATCTCTCCCACTCTATTACAAATCGTAACGAGGCGGCTTATACCCCAATGAATACGATTCTACAGTACACGATGTATGGTATTTTTTAGGTAAACGCTCACGATGGCGGTCGATTTCATACCCATTCCACGATACATGAACTATCGCAATAATATGCAACCACCACATCATCGTAAAACGCGCAGTATGATACAGCTTATAAAACAGGACGGCATGATGCACATGACAGAGCGGGGCGCGAATCCACCCATCCATCCAATTAGACGTTTTGAATCCGAAGAAGAGCGCGATATAATCCATTCCAAACGGAACTGCAAGGAAAAACATATGCACCTCACCCAGACACGGTGTAGACGCATACCATCCAAGCACGAGGCTGGCTGCCAGAACAATAGTAAACGCATCCTCTAACTGAAATTGTCGATGATACATGAACAAATAGTACAAATGAAAAGAGGCGTACCATAGGTGCGAATGGGATACATAGAACGGCATCGGGCCATCGTGCAAAAGGGAATAGATACTGGGTGCAGCGAGCAGGCCCAGAAACGCGTCGTGAATCCCGCGGAGGACTAAGAAACCAGAGAGGGAGCACACACGAAAGAGGGTGTCCATCGTGCACCAGAAGGTGGTGTAGAGTGCAATCGTTTGAACGGACTCTAACATCCGATTATAGGATTACCTTCTACGAGCTTTATGTTTTCGCGGGGTTCGACGGCGGGTGGAACGATTACGTTTCTTGGAGCGGCGGCGGGTGAGGTGGTAGCCGCCTTTTCCAATATAAGTCTGATATTGTGTTGGCGGACGTGTATTTGAATTGGGTGCAACCGCTGCATCCGTAGGGAGAGCAGTAGATGGTCGGATAAATGAACGGATTCTTGCGGTATTTCTAGATGCGGCAGCAGGAACAGCAGAGGATGGTCTAACACGCGGCGGCGATGCAGTTGACATTATATTTTCAGGTCTGGGACCAGCGCGAAATGCTGCTGCGGCTGCGGATGCTGAGATATCACCGAGACGGGTACTGAGCGGTGGTTTTCCTACGGGCGCTCCTTGTTGAACTGGATTTCGTTCTTGGTTTAATTGACGAAGTTTTTCAGACATTAACGATGACGCTGTAGAACGAGGCGGAGGGTATGCGGGTACGGATCTTGATAGGGACTCTGCAGGTCTATAAGGCATTCTATGAGGGGCGCTCGATGAGGCACTAGCTGATGCACTAGCTGAGGCACTAGCTGCGACACTGGAGGAACTAGAAGATGTTGGGACTGATGATGGGGCTGATGTCGCGATACTTGATACATCGCTAACATTCCCACTTTCTGTCTTAGAATCAATTGATTTAACTGCCTTCTTTAAACGATTCGTAAACTTTATAGTAAAGTCAATAAGCTCTGTATTATCTCCGCTCCTCTTCCTACGACCCTCTATTTTCTGTAATACACTTAATAATTCTGCGATGAGTGCAACTGCTTTAGGATTTGGTAGTCCAATCTTTTCAAAGAATGCTTTATCTACACCTGTTTTGTCTGATGACATGGAAAGTTCTTTTTGAAAGAATGCTTTATCTGCACCTGTTTTGTCTAATGACATGGAAAGTGCTTCTCCTTTTTTCAATGCTTTTTCAATATACTCTTCAGATTGTCCAAGAGCCAATGCTGCGAATCGAATCCATTCAATACTTAGATCATTTTTATGTCTTAACTCTTGAAGCTCACTTTCTAATGCAGGAAGTCTGTTTAATTTTTCTACAGTCTCTTTATTTTCATTAATCAAATCTCTTAATTCATTTGTTGCCTGTTTACGTTCATCGATTTGTTGTTGAATGGATCCATCAGCGGCCATTTTCAGCGGTGTTAATTCATCCTGTAAAGCACGTATCTTATTTTCATTCTCAAGAGATTTACGAGCATTTTCATCGAAGGCTATTCTGATTTTTTCGCGCAGTTGTTCATTTGCATCTCGCTGTATTTGTAGTGTAGCAGTTAGCTCTGCTATTTGCTTCTCAGCCGATTCTTTTTGCTGTGTCATCATATTTAAATCATGTTCTGCCCGTGCAATACGTGCATTAATATCGCTCATTTCTTTATGCGACCGAGAGCATGCTTGTTGTGACTCATCCGCTTCTCGTTTAGCGTTGCCCAGTTCTTCTTCGACACGCTTGCATGCAGCATCCCTCTCAGCAGCAACCTTTTGAGCCTCTTTTAGAGTATCGGTTATCCTTTCTTTTTCTCTCGCATTTTCCGTTGCATCCTTTCTTACTCTCGTAAGGGTCTCCTCAATATCGTTCTTCTCTTCTTCTACAGCCTTCATTCTGGCCTCCAATTCTTGCCTGGCTTTTTTTGCCGCAGCAAGTTCTGTTCTGTCTCGTTCCGCTTGCTCTTGTACCGCTCTAGCAATATCGTTAGCTTGTTGTAGACGAGCTTCCAAATCTGCTTTCTCCTGTTCTGTAGCTACTCTAGCTGCTTCCACACTATCTCCTGTCGCTCGAGCATTTGATTGCAACCGTTCCAATGCCGATTCAGCCGCTGTTGCACGGGCATCTGCCGCCGCTTTGTCCTGTTGAATCTTCGCAAGTTCGGCGTCTGCCGCCGCTTTTGCTGTTTCTGCATCCGCTTTTGCTGCTTCTGCTTCCGCTTTTGCTGCATCTGCATCCGCTTTTGCTGCTTCTTTTTCACGTTCAGCAGCTAAAGCCCTGTCATTTGCTTCACGAACATTAGCTTTCTCGGTTGCTAGTTCCACATTTGCAGTTTTTCTTAATTCTGCTAATACTTTTGCATGTTCCGTTTGTTGTCTTGCAAGTTCCGCAGCGGCCGCATCCCTTTCAGCAGCAATATCCGCTTGATGCTTGCCTTGATTTTCAATACGTGCTGTAGAAATATCATTGCGTTCTTTTTCAACAGCCAATATTCTATCCTGCGCTTCCTGGAGTTGTCCTTGCGCTTCCTGGAGCTGACGTCGTGCATCCTGAAGTTCTTGGTTTATCGATGCATATCTGCTATCTTTATCTCGAAGCAGTTGGTTTGCAGTCTCTGCTGCCGCCGCGGCCGCGGCAGCATCGGACTCCGCTTTTTGAGCCCTTCCTTCCGCCTCTCCTAATAGAGCGCTCGTCTTAGCCAAGCTATCTTCTGCTTGTTTTTTGGCTTCCTCTGCTACCCTTACACGTTCGTTTGCTGCATCCACATTGGCTCGTAATTGTAGCTTATTTGCATTCTTACTATTTGATTGTGCCTGAATTGCAGCTTTTTCATTTTGTGCAGTCTCGAGTTCCCTATTACGCGCATCTAGCTGATTCTGCAACTTAAGCATTTCAGCTCCAATACGCAGACGCTCATCCTCTGTACTTTTAGATTGCGCTTGAGCAGTATCATATGCGGCCTTCGCTGCGGCGGCCGCCGCCACAGCCGCATCGCGTTCTCTTTGAGCAGCGGCAAGCTGATTCGTCAGGTCTTCTATTATGGCATTCACACGTGCCAGTTCTGTATTACGCAGGGCAAGTTCAGTCTGTGATTGACTAATGGCTGCATTTCGCTGACGTTCGGCCTCTGCGATACGCGTGGTTTGCGCCTCTGCAGCAGCCTTGGCGGCTGCCAATTCCGCTTTAACTCGTTCAAGTTCTCCACTATCCTTCTCTACCGGCTTTTCCGCTAATTTTTCTAACTCCGCAATACGATTATTGGCCTTGTCTAATGCTTTTTGCAACTCATCGAACTTGTTACGAAACTCTGGATCGATTGTATCATCAAACGCCGCAGCAACTGCTGCGACTGCAATCTCCTCTGTATCTGGCTCGGATAGGACAATAGGAATTGCCGCAGCCAATGGAATAAGACTGGAATCCAACTCGGGCGAAAGGCCTTTCTCTGATTCGTTAGTCGGCGCAGCAATTGACGCAGCACTCGGTGCGGTACTTGGCGCAGCACTTGATTCAGCAATTGGCGCAGAACTTGATACAGCACTCGGTGTAGCACCTTTTGTAGCACTTGGCGCGGCACTTTTTGTAGCACTCGGCTCAGCACGTATCGTACCTTGATTCAACGGCTTACTCGATTCAATCAGCGTCAACATACGCCCAATCGCGACCTTTCTAAGATATTGTGCAATCGCAGGATACTTTCCAGCCCCAATTGCATTATTGCTATTGCTGTTTTTATAATACTTAGAAAGCTCATAGATAAGCTGATACTTGTACTCCGCGGTTTCATTGGTTAAATGAAGGTCCGATATCAATTGGGCTTCTTCGTCTTTTAATGACACGTCGACACTTTTGTCAAACAGAGGCATATCATTTCGAATATCGTAGGTCCTTCCGAGCAGTCGAATACGAATGGAATCAGGAGATACATTCGAGCCAGGAGCGACTACAGAAGCGGTAGCGGTAGTAGAAGCAGGAGCGGCTAAAGGAGTAGTAGGAGCAGTGGTAGGAGCAGTGGTAGGAGAAGTAGAAGCAGGAACGGTAGAAGCAGCGACAGGAGCAGCGGCAGAAGCAGCGGCAGAAGCAGCGGCAGAAGCGGCAGGAGCAGGAGCGGCAGAAGCAGCATTTGTTAATGCTTTACTCAATCCACTCAACCCCGATGACTCTTCAGTCGGCACCAATTTGGTCTCCAATGTCTTTCTTGTCTTTGCTGGCTTTTCTACAAGCTCCGCCATACTACTTATACTGGATGATTTGATTCATCTAAACACCCCCATGCAACCGAGACGGCTCATTCGTTAAAACCGGATGGAAGTTCTTCATGATTTTCGCCGCCTTCAGTAAAATCTCCCGCTTTTCTACATTATCCGGACGAATCTTTGACGTCGCTTCTTCCAGTGTACACCACTGAATCTCCCCCACTTCACGGGTCATATGAAAATTATCCCTCTTCATCGACACTTCCGTAGAGGGGGCGCAAATCGCAATATAATACTTATGACAATAATGGATTTGATTCGACCCGAAAAACGTCTCGGAGATGCTATGAATATTCTGTAGTAAGGTCATATCCTTCGAAGTGAGCCCCGTTTCCTCCTGAAATTCACGAATGGCACATCCAATATCGGTCTCATACGGGTTTCGCCGCCCCTTAGGAAAGCCCCATTCAGGCTCCGTCCATTTAGATGGATTCGCCTCAATCAAACTCGGCAGCCGCTCCGCAACCTGTTGATATCTCCGCTCCGATATTTCATAATCACTCTTATGAGAACGTAACGAGGACGATTCGCCCCATACTTCATACCACAAATCGGAAAAGTTCTTCGTCCGAATCAACTGTTGTTCCCTCACGGTCATACCACTCAGAAGCTTCGCCAAATACCCGTCATCATTCAAACTGTACTTCCCGCGAATGAATTCCACAAACGACAGCGAATCCTTTCGCTGAATCAGTAAGTATTGAATGGATTCATGCCCGTTAGAAATGGTCGGCATCGTAGAATATAGCGATTGGACGCATCGGTCATCCTGATACCGCACGGCAATGATTCCGTAACTCGTGACCGGCGACAAACAGTTCCGAAACACATGTCCCGTTAAACCGCAATTTGTACAATGCAGTACCCGGGTAGTCAACATGAAATACCGTCCTTTACAGGAGACACTGTATGCGGCTTTAGACCAGGGACATGAGATAGAATAGAGATAAGAAAGGATAAATCCATATTAGAATGCACTTTCCTCCAAGTGTATGGGGACCCTTTTTCTGGCACACGATTCACATCGTCGCGCTCGGATACCCGAAATCGCCCACTTATACGGATAAAAAATGCGCAAAAGAGTTTTACGAATCTCTTGCATACCTGTTACCCTGCGCGGTCTGTCGCGAACACTATCGTGAGCACATTACAAAGAAGCCCATTAATACGTTTCTGGATTCGCGCACGGACCTCATTAAATGGACGATTCAGATTCACAACGCCGTCAACCAGAAACTGGGGAAATTAGAGTGGTCGCTCGAGGAGGTATTGTCCTATTATGAAAAGCTCGGTGCGCGGAATCGCTCTCCCGTCTGGACCAAAGACGACATGAACGAGGTGGAATATCGCTCATTTATCAAGGGATTTTTAGCGGCGGGCGCCATTTTATCCGCCATGGGCGGCGTGTACTATGTCATGAGTCGGATTCATTAAAAAAGAAGGATACGTCAGAGAAGCCCCTGAATGGCAAGCACCGCTCCGTCTACGCCTTCCGCGGCTCCGACAGGCTCTGCACTGAATACCATGGATTTTAGCCTGAGAGGATTAACGGATAAATTCTCCAAAACCATCGGAAGTGCAACAGGTACCGCAACGAGTTTTCTTTCCGGACTCAGCTCGAAATCGACAGTGAACGCAAGGGGATTTAATGCGCGCTCCTATTTCGGCACCTCTGCCCCCAGTTCCTCCACGCTGTTCGGCAACCCAACTTCCTTTCTATCGTCTACTGGCTCACTCGGAGCCGCAGGGGTTGGAAGTATGGGATATTTTTCTCGCATCGGAACCTACATCGGGTCCATATTGATTGTTCTGTTCATTTTCCTGCTATTTGTGCATTATTTCATTACTCCCATTTTCCAATTGCGTCCCGGTGGGCCAGGCATGATACCTGTCCCTGGCGTAGATGATGGTATACTCTATTGGGATAGCACTGCAGCGGATACCATTGAGGAACAGAAAGATAGTCGATTCCCCATACGCGAAAAGTACTCCAATTACACCATGAATATGGATATCTTCATTAACAGTTCCTTTGACTATTCGGATAGGTATCGGTTTATTTTTGGACGAGGGGCAACACTCAAGACGGCCTCAGCCAGTAGCGCGGATACCATTATGGGACTACTATCTGCATTCAATGTTGCCGTTGTATTATTGCCTGGAACGAACGATTTACAGGTGTCGGTCCTAACCGATGCGAATACATCCGAGGATATTGTCATTCATAACATTCCGATTCAAGAGACCTTTCGGCTCGGCATCGTGGTCATGGATCACGCATTAGAGGTATACCTAAATGGAAAATTGGTGAAGACCAAGACGCACACGAACAACCTGAAGGCAATCACGGGCGATATCAAAATTGCACTCGGTACCGCGCCTCCTATTGCGAAAATCAAGAACCTCAAAATATGGCCGCGCGTTCTTGCCACATCGGAAATTCGCAACGCCAAGCCGGCATTGGTACAAGATTCGTCCGCCTCGATATTTAATTTTTCAGGGGGCAGCTGTTAGAGCTCGATGTTGAATTGGTCCATGCGACATAGAGAGCGGAGATTGCGGAATTGGTTCGCATATTCTGGATTCATCCGATAATCGCGGCGAATCCGCGCGGCCAACTGTTCGGCGCCATCCTTGTCTATCTGTTGCAATGAACGATACCATACTGCGTCTAGGCGAACATACAGGTCATAATTGATTTCTAATGAAAACGCATCGTACTGTCGAGTCAATATGCGACACAGCTCAACGCATTCCTTATGATATCCCATATCATGGTATTTCATGACGAGATTCCAATAAATATAGACGAAATTTCGGGTGGGCTGGATGAAATTGTGCAGAAGGTCCCGATAGTCTCCATACGAACGATGAATATCATCATAGAATTCGTCCAGAATCTCCAGATAAAACATCTCCTCTCCGTGTCCATACCCCATCTCCGTCGTCTGTGTAATCAGCTCTTTGATGCGGTTCAAAATAGTCATTCCGATTGCCTTGGTCGTAGTGAATAGACATCCGCACGCTATCCAGCGATACTCCATATAATACTCACGCTTATATGATGGCTCCTTGTACTTCTTGTCTACCACATTCATCAGCTGAAGATGGAATTTGTCCGTGAGATGATGCAGTACATGCAAAAGCATGTGATTTTGATAATCATGGGAGATTTTCAGGGCATTCGGCCCCAAATTGGAGTCAATCCAGCCGAACTTCGTTGTATGAAAGGGATTTCGCTGAATGGTTTGGAGGACAAAGTCGGCCTTATTACAGGTAATCAGATGCGTCTCTGCGCTGGTTCGCGCATCCCGCGTCGGCCAAAACCGTTCCCGATTGGCACGTACCTTATCTAGTAACGAATAACACCATAGGTCTTCGAATTCGATAACAATCACACGGGTAAGATGAGAGAGGGAGGCGCGGCGCTCTAAGAGGGGTTGCTCCAACTCGGCATTACAATAAATGACCAAATAACACGGTACGGTAAGTAGTGTTTCTACGGATTGCAGGGTTTCTTCGACGGTTCTTGCATGCGAATGATATTTGTTTAATACGTAACATGCGGTGGTTAGGGTACAATCAGGTATTCCCGCCATTCTATTGTCGTTTCACACACCGCTTTTATACTACAGAATTCAAATGGAGTAGTAGAGAGGGATGATTCAATCCATTGTAATACTGTTTTTGGTCCTATCATTGACGTTTTACTTGATTTTCTACGTCATTTATCCGAGTGTGAGCAATAAAGACGTTCTTCCATCGATGGCTTCATTGGATAAGAAAACGGACATTGTCATGCCCGATGTTGCGAAAAGCACGCTTCTAGGAAATAGCAGTTCGACTCTTATGGGATTCATTAAATTGACAACGGGGGACCGCACAGGAATCTACAGTGGAAACGGTCTGCAATTTACCCCCATCGTCTTTTCGAATCACAACTGGTATCTTGAGACGACTCCCAACCCGAAGGATAAGGAGCATTCTTCTGCACGGCTGCGCGTGACGACTAAAAACCGAAGCGCATCGTCGCACGATGAAATCATTGAACTTCCGCCCATTCCAAAACAAAAATGGGTCTTTATTGCAATTCTACGGGAAGGACGTCGGTTCGATATTATCTATGACAATCGCATCGTCGCGTCGAAGCGTCTTGAGAATTATCCCGCCATGGAGGCCACCACAATTTCCATCGGAAGCAAAGGACTGAGCGGGTCGGCGATTCATTTCATGATAAATGGAACACGGCTCCATCCGACCGAGGTGGAACGCGAACGCCTCGCACACGTGGATTCTACGAATTCCGTGGTAGAAGATAATCCTATCATGGTGACCCTCCCCTCTCTTCCGTCGATTACTATCTTTTCGCAGTGTCCTCCCGGATTACCATGCGACCCTATTACAAAACCACCTAAGAATTCATTTTACAAATGGGAATCCCCCTATGCTTAAAAGAATGGAATAGATTATCGGTGTCTTTTACAGAGATGAGTACGAATAATCGTGGTACGAATGCCAATTCAGGTTCATTCTTTAAAGCAGGGCCTTTCATCATTCTGATTGCCGGCTTATTTGGACTGTATTATTTGTACCAGTATCTATTTGGCGCATCGACGGGAAACAGTTATTCTGTCCTGTCAGGCAAGAGGTCCGCAAAGATAGACGGCGTGATTCCCGTTACGGTCAGTTCCAATTCGCTTCCCACCCTATTCGACGGAGGGGAATTTACAGTGTCCCTGTGGGTCTACGTCAACAATTGGTCGTATCGCTCTGGATACAATAAGTCGATTTTGACGATTGGCGGCAATCAGTTTGATAGCATGCGCATCTACTTGAATGCATATAAGCCGAAGATGTCTATTCGATTTCATACAAAGGATACGGGTTCTGTTCCGATATCGGGCTCGGCGACGGGCTCCCAAGCCATGCAAGCAACGCAAGCAACACCCTCTACGGAATCCTTGGATACGAACATGCGAGATTCCATCTTTAAGGTTCAACAACCCGAATCAGGGCTTTTGACCACAACGACCCCCTGCGACCTTCCTGAAATCGACCTCCAGCGCTGGGTGAATCTGGTGGTGTCCGTGAATGGCCGCACCGTCGACGTGTACCTAGATGGCAAATTGTCCCGCTCATGTGTCCTCCCCTCTTATTTCAAGGTTGACCCGTCGGGCTATTCGGCTCTCGCATTGGGATACGGCGGATTTGGAGGCCAAATTGCGAATGTCGTCATGTATGATGCCGCATTGAACCCAGAGAGAGTCTATAAGCAGTATATGGCGGGCCCTGAGCCCATCAACTCGCTTTCCGACTGGTTTGCTTCGTTTTTTCAACCGACTATCAATAATACGCTCACTCCCAGTTAGAGAGAGATGTTTGGAATCGGACAAACTGGCCCACTGAATAGTCGTAATAGTTCCAATTCAATCAATGCAATGGGCATGGTGTCTAAATATGGCGACTTGGGAAAAATGTTGTTGTGCGCGGTTCTCGCTCTGGCCGTCTACGTGGTCTTTGTCTTTGTCGAACTCATCTATCAGTACATCAAGCGGCTGTCCATTAATCGTACGGAATTGATGCCGAACACGTATGTTATGGATAGTAAAAGCATTACGGTTCAGCAGAATCCGCGCATTGCCAACTCCAAACCGGTCCATTTCTCGGAAAACGAGCGCTCAGGTATCGAATTTTCCTATGCCTTCTATTTGAATGTGAGCGCCTCCGCATTTACACAGTACGATGGCTTATTCCACATTTTCCACAAGGGATATCCCTCCATGTTTCCCCTCATGGGACCAGGCGTCTTCATGCATTCCAATAAAAATACCATGCGTGTCTACATGAACACCCATCAAACATGGAATCATTACGTAGACATTGACAATTTCCCTGTTGGAAAATGGGTGCACGTGGTGATTGCCTGCACGCAAGACGCAATGCACATCTACATTAATGGAAATCTGTCGAAGAAGGTATCGTTTGAAGGATACACTCCCTATCAAAACTATCAGAATATCATCTGCTTCAGCAAGGCGCAAAAGACATTTACACGTGACAAGGTGCCATCCGTGGATGAGAGTGGTCTGACGATTCGCGGCGAATGCAAGGGCATGTTGAGCCGTTTGTTATATTTTAACTACGCCCTTTCTTACTCTGAAATCACGACGCTCATGAATGAAGGGCCATCCAGTAACATGGATGATTCGGCGATGAGTGAAGTGCCGCCCTATTTGGCAGATAACTGGTGGACAAACCAGTAAAGAGCGTTCTTCTATTATGAATTAATCTGTAGGTCTAAAGAATCTGAAGATTACCTCATACAACACTAGTAATGCCAGGAGGTGGTCTGTTTGCATTAGTGGCCTACGGAGCCCAAAACGTAATTCTAAGTGGAAATCCGGATTTCACCTATTTTTATAAGACCTACAAAAAATATTCCCATTTTTCGGAAGAATCCGTCACATTTGCCATGGACGGGCCGCAAGATTTATCCTATGACCAGCCCATCCAACTTCGCTTTAAGATTCAGCGTGTTGCTGACTTGGTGCGGGACATCTATTTTGTATTCGATTTGCCCGATATTTACTGCAAATGGATTGAAGAACGGGGCATTAACCAGTACAACTTTTCATGGACCAACTACATTGGCTGCCATATCATCCAGCAGATTGGGTTTTATATTGGCGGGCAGAAAATTCAGGAATTCGACGGGCATTATATCCAGACCAAAGCACAGTGTGACTTGTCTTCGGATGCATTTAAGAAATGGCAGACCCTCGTCGGCAACGTGCCTGAACTATATGACCCCGCGAACGGATTCTATGCGGGTGGCTCACTGGGAACCGGTTATCCCCTGGTGTTTAATAACAATGGACCAGATGGCTCGACCACATCGCCACCCAATGTGAACCGACCCTCCATCGTGGGGCGCGAACTTCAAATCCCGCTGCCATTCTGGTTCGCGGAATCCACATTTCAGTCGCTTCCGTTGATATCCCTTCAGTATCACGAATGCGAAATCCAAGTTACGCTTCGGCCCATTCGGGAACTCTATCGTATTTTGGATGATAATGGATATCAAGTTGCACCTGGATACCAGTTTAATCCCTCGCCGATTAATGTCCAGCCCCAAAACGTATATTACACGCCCGTATCCGATATTACCAATATTACGATTAACAATTTCTTGACCGATATTGGAACCCCTAAGCCGCTGATTAATACATGGCCGCTGCGTCCTCGTATTCAGCTAACCTACGTGTATGTCACGGACGAAGAGCGTATGCGATTTACGAAAGAGACCTTACAGTACCTCGTGCGACAGATTACAACATATTCCTTTACGGACATTTCAAACCGGCAATTCTTTGAATTGGATACGCACAACCCGATTGAGAGAATTATGGTTGTCCCGCGGCGTTCTGATTCGATTCTCTATCGCAATCAGATTGATAACTACACCAATTGGGTCAACCCGAATAAAAATGTGTTTCTCGGCAGTGGTATTGTTGCTTCTAACGGAACACCCTTCACAGATGCGAGTGGTAATCCCGTTTCGCTGTGGGAGTCGAGACCTAACGTAAATCTAACCCAGACAACGGGCGTCGTGATTCTGAACGGACAACGCGGAATCATTCGAACCCTGTCTATTTTGGGGGATGGAAACCCACTGCAAGAAGAGAAGCCGATGGAATATTACAGCCAGTTGGTTCCGTGGAAATATCTCACAGGTTCGCCTGACTCAAACATCGTTGTCTATCCGTTTTCACTGATGTCTCCTGGAATTCAGCCGCAAGGTTCCATTAATAGTAGTCGTATCAAGGTGTTTCAATTGGATGTGAATGTGTACCCATTGCCCGCCAATACATTTTACCAATACGATATTACCGTGTACGTGGAGAGTTTGAATTGGGTGACTATTGCTTCGGGTATGGGAGGCCTGAAATACGCGCTGTGATATCGCATCTTTTATTCGTTTCTTGTCATAGGATGGATACTGCGATTGCATCGGCTGTATCATATGCAGGCGATGTGAAAACGAAAATGGAATCTCTTTATCGTATCGTGCGAAATGCAACATCGGCCTCCGACCGTGGTTCCGTTGTGTCCACCTTTGATGATAAGAAAGAGAGCGCGCCACCGACCTATACTGGAAATGAACGCGTGGATAAAATCATCGGTCGCTTCGTCGAGATTAGTTCGAAATGGTCCAATCTTATCATTTCGTTTATACTTAGTTGTCTCATCGCCAATGAGTTGATTATGTACCCGAGTATCGTTCGTTTTGCATTCTTCTTGTTTACGTTTTTCATGTGTTACAGTTTTGGCCCCTACAAGGGGTTCATTATCTTTTACTATTTTGGAAAATGGGTGTATAATCGCTTCTTGTCTGATAAGGAAATTGTGGGAAACCTGTCTCTTCCGAAGATATATTCGATTTTACCGTTGATATATCACAAATCGGATGAGCCAGTTTCCATGGGGGATAAAATCCTGAACGGCCTTAAAATTGTGTCTGTTTTCTATCCGCGGTACGAAGATGCGGAGGCCCTGAAGGAAACCATGGAAAAATATAAGATGGAGCTCAAAGCGTCATTTCCGTATTATGAGACGGTAAAGTCCGTGGCGGAAATCAAAGGATTGGAAGTGACAATGAATGCCTATTTGGATGGAATCCACACGGAATCGAAGCCGCGAACAGAAGAAAAAGAGGATGAGTATAATATGCAAAAAGTTAATGAAGCAACGGCTAATGAGCGTATGAAGAAGTCTCAAGAGCTTAATCGTCCCCTTACGATTGCAGAACTACAGAAAATACGTGATACATATATACAATCGAAGCAGATCGCTGCGGCTTCTGCAGCTGCTCCTCTTCCTCCTACGTTAGCTCCTGCTCCTGCATCTGCTCCTTCTCCTGCTGCTCCTTCTCCTGCATCTGCTCCTGCTTCTGCTCCTGCTGCTCCTGCTGCTGCTTCTGCTCCTGCTCCTGCGATAGCTCCTGCGATAGCTCCTGCGATAGCTCCCGCTCCTACTTCCACGGTAGCTTCTGCACCCCTTTCGCCTTCTAATATCACACTTGTACAAAAATAATCCACCTAAATACAACACATCATTCTCTGATATGCAGGTTTCCGTTATCACACCCACCTATCAGCGCCGTGCGTTCATCCCTATCCTGATTGAGCTCTATCGAAATCAGACATTTCCTAAAGAAGACATGGAATGGTTGATTCTGGACGACGGGCGAGATTCGGTCGCCGATTTGTTCGAAGAAGCCTCCAAGACCATTCCCAATATTCGATATCATTATATGGACGAAAAGATGCGCATCGGTGCCAAACGGAATTGGCTCAATGACCAGGCCCGCGGCGCAATACGAATTGCCATGGACGATGATGATTATTATCCACCTACCCGCGTGTCCAGTGTTGTCACCGCCTTCCAACAGAATCCACGCATCGACCTGGCCGGCTCCTCCCAGATGAATCTGTTCTTTCTTGATACGCAGACCGTTCACATCCTCGGTCCATACGGCCCACGTCATGCTACAAACGGCACTATGGCCTGGAGAAAATCGTATTCCGATACACATCGATACAGCGAGTTTGTCACAAAAGGCGAGGAGAGCTCCTTCCTAGAAGATTATCGGCATCCCATGATACAACTGGACCCTCGCGATACCATTCTCGTGATTTGCCATAGTGATAATACCGTTGATAAATCGAAGCTGACCCTTCGTCCCTCGCCTCATCGATTAGAAGAACTCGTCGCGGAGCCGGCCATTCGTTCCTTGTATAGAGGGCTAAAACGGTGTTAAACCTAAAGATTGCGAAGAAGGATAATGTAATTGTATGACAGAGGAGTTTCATTACGATAAACTACTTACGTTAAATAACGTATATCATCATACGCTTATTCAAAGTAATGCTGTATATGAGAATCCTGTAATACGTACGCCTCTCTATCCGCATCAAGCCACCTTGGTGCAGGGTATGATACAGCATCGTGAGAAACTAACACGCGGATTCATGAAAGAGGGCCAAATTATTCAAGGAAAGCTGGGTGTCATCGCCGAGCCGGCTGGGTCGGGCAAAACACTGTCCGTTCTTGCCTATTTGGCTTCTCAACCTTCTGTGCCATCCATCACCTCGGAACTCCACACGCACTCTTCGCGCTATTTCTTCTCTCATGAACTAAAACGCATAGAGAACACTAATACGCCGCATTTAATTATTGTGCCTCATATTCTGTTTGGGCAGTGGAAAGAGGAAATCGAGAGACACACGAGCCTTCCGTGTTTTTATGTGGAGATGAAACGGGTCCTAAAACACGCTGAGATCGCCGCCCAGATTCGCGAAAGTCGCGTGGTTCTTACGACCAACAAGTGTTATAAGTTCTTGCAAGAATACGCCTTGGAACATCGGATTCAGTGGAACAATATCATCGTGGATGAAGCGTCTTCGATTTTCTTTCATGCATCCGACCCATCGCTCACCTTTCAGTTTCTCTGGTTTATCGCCCAAGACTGGATTCCACTCCTATTCAAGCATCCTCACGTATCCAAAAGTACACTTTTTTTCTTACGAGACCGCGTAGCACTCCATCCTGATTTGGAACGATGGCTCCTTGAGGACATCACTCAGCCCTATAGTGGCTCGCTTGCATCGTCGTTTCTGAAAGAATATCTTCCGTTTTTCCATCCTTGTCGCGACATCCTGTTTTTAAGGACCGGTACCGAATTCCGCGATAAGAGCATGAATCTTCCGCCCTTTATTCATGAGACGATTTCGTGTAAATCAAATATTACCTTGAATTCTCTGATGAGTTTTTATTTAGCCCGAAACCGTGAACCTGCGATTCGCTCCAGCCAGATTCCGCATTTGTTTCAGGCGCTGGGAATCGAATGCACAACGGTTACACACTACCTGACGACACAGTCTAGTGGGAAGTTATCCCTTATTCGCCGAAAAGTGCAGGACAACGAGTGCGGAATCTGTTTGGAACCCTGTGAGTATCCGACCATTGTGAATTGCTGTCATCATCTTTATTGTGGCAAATGTCTCTTGAAAAATACCATTCTGAATCATAAGTGCCCTACGTGTCGAAATGTCCTATTGATTCCGAACTTGTGTTGTCTTTCCCCTTTTACCGAGGACCAATTTGCGGCTCGGACCAAGATGGAGGTGTGCATGGAGCTCTTTCGGGCGAATCCAAAAGGCTCTTTTATCGTATTTTCGCCTTTTACCAATATCTTCTATGAATTGGTGGAGACGATGAAGTCGACAGGTATCAAAGCAGAGAGAATGGAAAATCATCTATTTTCTCTGCGGCGAACGGTGCGGAATCTACAGGAAGGAACCACACAAGTTGTCTTTGTCTCTACCATAGACGGGCTCCGCGGATTGTCTCTTCCCTCGACAACTCATATTATTTTTTACCACGAACCGTCTTCTTCGGAATGGAAGGAACTATTGATTCACTCTTCACAGCGACTGGGGCGGACGCGTCCATTAACATTACTTCATTTAAATTCGGAGATTCCAGTTTGACACCGAGCGTGTCATAGATTTTACCCGTTTGCTGAGTGGCCCACTGGGTTACACATCGAAAGGGAATACTGTGCTCCTCTGCCATGCGATTCATCTCCTTCCACGCATTGAACAGCGCCGACTGTTTAGTAAGTACCATGGTATACTGCAATGCGGATGGCTCAGGAATGGTGCTTGGTTTGGGGTACGGACGCAGATACTGGTTGGGGTATTTCAGTTTGAGACGATAGGACAGAGGCAGAAGATTCCAGCATTGATGAAAGAACGCCCAGAAATCGGCGCGGTCGCTCCATCGCAGAAAATCCAGGATGGATTCATAAACTTCAAACGGGGCATTCTTGTTTTCCAGGAAAAGCGGTAGATTCTGATGAAACAGTAGCCCTGCCAGATTGGCGTCCTTTGTTTCCAAATCCAACTCGTCATTGTCCTCCCAATGCTCAAACAGCGTAAACCATGCCGCGCGAATGGCGATGTGAATCGTATGGTCCATTGACTCCTCCTTTCCTCGCGTCTGGCTCACCGTATTATCCTGGTAGGTCAGGCTTTGCGATACCTTTCGAATGTCGCCGAGCTGATACAGGGATTCGGGGATTTCCTTCTGAAAGAATTCGACCAGACGGTCCTTTTTTGGCATATTTACATAATGAACGCAGCAGTATTTGAGGAGCTGTTGCATGATTCGACCTTCCAGAATATTACAAATGAGGATAAGGGGACAATCTTCGATGAATGGGCGCTTGGATTTCAAGTAGTCCAGAAGTTCTTGCAGGCCGCCTTTTTCGCCCTGTGAAAGGCCGTCCATTTCATCCAAGAGCACGACGCGGCCATTGGGCGTGGAAGGATGAATCCATTTGCTGACACCGGTTTCCATGAGAAGCGGTAGGATGGTCTGGCGAAACGAGGAGCCCGTGCGCGTATGACTCGCATTGAACTCTTGTACCCAGAATCGGGCCTGTTTGCATACACGATACACCATAGTTGTCTTTCCAACGCCTGGGGGACCAATGAGAAGAAATGCAGGATGCGAGCGGGCCTGCAGCCATTTTGCCATGGCGCTCTCGATTTCGGGGTGAAGACAGGCGGTGTTTTCTTCGGGTAGGCTCGTTCGCACCATCTGACGTAGTCCATAGGAGATTCTTTACATTCAATCGCGGTGCTTACGTTTCTGTGTTTTTCGATGAGGACGAAGATGGGACAAACGATAGGCCCCCATTGCGCCATCAAATGCATTGAAATCGAAATCGTCTTGAAGACCGAGTTTCACCAATCCGAACATCATTTGTTCGCCGCGTTGGACGGGGAGGACACTGAATGCTGCGTTCAAGATATCCATGAGATAGGGTATGACACAATGATATTTCTGTTCCAATCGAACCACGGGTTTACACAGTTTTACAATCGTTTCATTCGAGCCAAATACCTCCTGATAATGCGTGTTAACCATATTGAGGGTGATTTCATTCATTCCGTTCGTCCAGTAAAAGGTTTCGGAAGGTTTGTCATAGACTCCAAAGAGGGTGACGTCTGGTTTGTTCTTACGTTTGCGGAAGGTTTCCACTACTTTTTTGGAGTTCTCGTTTTGGCGACCATATTTTTCGATGATATGAAAGAGTAACTTGTCCTTGTGCGTCCATTTGGTGGGTGCAACCATTCTATTATTCAATTGATTTTTCATTTTAATTTGTATACTATGCAATTCTATGCATTTAGCTATTACGATGGCTAAATGCATTCAACGGGATGTTATGAACAAATGTTCACAACATGAGATTCTATGCATTTTAGAGTGTATAACATTCTAAAATGCATTCAACGGGAATTGAACCCGTGTCGACTCCTTGGAAGGGAGCCATTCTACCACTGAACTATGAATGCCGGTGATGTGGTGTTCTCCACACTCTTCTCGTAGACAATTTCTTTAGGTTTTAAACGCACTTAACAGTTTCCATTTCCCGACGAGGGCGGTCCGGTAATGCTTCCATCACCTGAAACACATCCATCACCGTTTGTAATTCCTTCCCAGGACAGGCCCGCCGTGATGGCTCGCTGGCAGAGCTCGGCGTTCTTTTTACCTCCGTCGGTAGAAACGGTTTTCAAAGAGAAGAATGCACTATCTGGGTTGGAATCACCCTTCTGAGCGTCAAACTTCGACAGTCCGTTATTCTTCGAAACACCAATCAAATCGATACACGTATCCATCTTCTGACCATCCGCCTGTGTGCGCTGATAATACGTTAAGTAATCAGGGCAGGTATTGATGACAGGTGGCCAGGAACCGGGAATCGCCTTATTAAACATTCCCTTCGGGCCAAACCAGCGAATACCATATACAATAAACACATACAAGGCCCCTGCAAAGAAGATAATCGTACTGAATCCCATTTGCATTCCGTATAGCTGGTAGCTTCCGCCCGCAATCACCAGGACGGCAATCACAATAAAAATGACCATATAGATGTTGAACATCTTTTTCTACTATAAGGGAATATGATATTCTCTTACATTTGACCTCCCGCGATGGGTACGGCATTGCTATTGGTAGCGCCAAGAAGACCATTGTTGGGTATGGCAATATAGAAGGTAAAATAGGGGCTATATTCGTCGATGATGCCGTTGTATCCCACGCCAAAGGTCGGGCCGCTGGGGCCGCCGAGGAACGTCGTGACGGCGGTCGGGACAAGAAGCTGTACTTGGCGATAGTATCCCTTTTGGCCCGCCGCCGAACCGTATGGCGCGTACACTGTTTTTCCCATGTCGCGCAGGATGCACGGAGTGCTAGCGAGTTGAATCAGATTCGTCTGCAGATTGGCCGAGGCACCTGTTACATACCCCGTATCCGTTCGAAACTCATAGGCGCCAACCGAACCGGCAGAGCGCATGCTGGATGGAACATTGTAATACGTTGACCCCATGTAGATTTGCTTTGTGTAGGTCAGCACCGAAGACATTCTATCATTCTTGTGGAATTAAAAAATCGAATGGATGATTGATAGTTTGTATTGGAAAAATAGCACATATCAATCAATTTACATCTGGCCGCCCGCAATCGGGAACGCGCCCGACGAGACACCGCCAAGAATGCCGTTCATCGGCACAGCGATGTAGAAGGTCAGGTAATCGGTGCCCTGAACACCGAATGAATCCGATGCGGTCGTGTTAAGCAATTGAACCTGACGGTAGTAGCCACCCGAAACATAGACAGTCTTACCCATGTCACGCAGAATCGTGTTCGTCAACGACGGAAGTGTCTTACCTGCAAGTGCAAAGGTTTGCATTGTACCAGGCGGGTAGTTGCCCAGCGACTGTGACGGTGTAAATACATAGCAATTTGAGGTAGACAGAGGAGACGTGGTACTGTAGTAGGTGGCGGAAACCGGAACTTGGCGAGTGAAACGAGACACAGACGACATTTATATTCAGGGCTTAGAAAAAAATCAAAGAGGGGTGGTAGAATGTCGGTCGCTCCTCAACCTGAATTTCAACTCCCATATACCGCCTATGGTCGCGGTGGCCAGAACGGACGCGTCAACCTCGGAGCCGACCCCTCGACCTCTGGACGCTCTGTACCCGATTCCGCTGGTTTCAGTTATCCCAAACAAACCGAAGTGAGCTTTGCAGGTGACATGCTCCGGGGAAACTGGGAGCATACGCCGCTTTCTGATGCCTTTTTTACGCGTAAGAACGCGGCGGCCATCCAGACCAACATCAAGCGCGAAGTCTACCGTATGAGCGGCCCGAAAAAATTCCAGATTGATGACCAAGATGTCGATGAGCTCAAAATGATTATGCGTGCCATGTACTTACAGTACGCGAAGAACAACCCGTTCAATATTGAGGGACAAATCCAGGAGCTTAATAAAATGGTGGTTGACTGGTCCGCGCCGCGTATTGTGTCAGAAATCGAGCACTATTCCTATTATTTGAATGATATCAGCCATTTGCCTGTGCCGTTGGAGAAGCCGCTGAACATGTCAGGGGCGGGGACCAAATCATTGCCCTTTCGCCCTCCGATGTAAATGCCTGTCGTTTATTGCCTATGTAGTAGAAATCAAATATTGCTACTACGTATCCAATTCGAAATATTTATAATATAATAGATGAGTACCGTCGGTGTACCAGTCGGTGAACCAGATGTATATTTTATTTCAGGACACGGTGGAGAAGGTGCTGGTACGTTTAAAGTTCCCGCAAAAAACTTGGTAGTCGTAAAGATGAATACATGCAAGTCAGCATCTGCACATGATTTTTATAATGATTTTGAAGAAATAGTGAAGATGGATATGTCGTTACTTCTCGAGCCTGATGTACCTAATGCTAAATCTGCACTAAGAGATAAAATTCGCACGTCCTTTAAAATTTATCGTCCAGAAGGAGAAGAATGTCCCAATTTTCAATATAGTCTACTTAATGTACATAGAAATGGAGATGATATATTAGTTGATACGAATGTTGGTTCAGGTGTCATCAGTATTTCTCGTGTAAAAGAACACAGAAAGACACATCCTATTAGTGAAATCCCTATGAGAGAACAGTTTTATACTATACATCGCAGTGATACAACCATACGTCGTCATGATTCAGTCATCCATCGTAATGATACAAACAAGCATCCCAATAATCCATATACGACAAAGGAAGAATTCATAAATTATATTGTAATGCTGTATCGTTATAGCGTACTTCCAGGAATGGGATTTATTAAATATTATCTTACTAACAGATGGAAGAGTAAAGAGAACGTAACACCATATGAAATGATTGAAGATTTAACAATGCAACGATATCCACCCTTTTATGTTACACAAAAGGATTTGTGCATGGCACAGGGAAGTGAAGGTGTATTCTATCATAATGTATGCAGAACGGCACCTCCAAATGCAAATGACTATTTAAAAAAAATAACTAGTTTTGAAAATCCAAATGGTGAGCGTCCAAAGATAGGAGAGATGATCCAAAATCCATATTTTCAAAGGACACTTACAGAATCTTTCAATCGCGCACGAACAGAACAAACATATCAAGATAGTAAATATGCTAGAAATAGAAGATATCAATCTGCTTTACAGAATTGTAAAGAACTAGAAAAAAGACTAGAAAAGATTACAAAAATGGAGAATGACATAATTAATAAGGGACATTCAGCGAACGAAGAAGAAAGACAACTTAAAAATATAGAAAAAACAAAGAGACCAGGCGCACTTGCTCGAGCATTAGAACTTGCACGGAAAAATTGTATAAGATATCGTAAAATCAATATTGATACACCCCGTGAACGTGGACGTGGATGGAATACTCATAATACGAATCGTAATAGGAATCGTAATAGAAGTCGTAGTAGAAGTCCTATAAGACAAGGTATAGGAGGAGGGAAAAATAAGACACATCGTAAACGACGCTAGACATATCACTTCTCCATCAGTTGTTTCTTTTCATATCATATCAGCGAATTCGATTCTATACAGTATGAAATGACGTAGATGCTTCGAGTAACCAAGTGTACCAACTTACTTTTTCATCATCGGCCTCTTCTTCGGAGCTTTCGAATCCGTCTTCGTCACGGAAACCGATTCTGCCACACGCGCACTCGAATACGAAACCCACGCCTGGCGGAACGCCTCCAAGTCATTCAGCCACAATGACGCTCCTGTCTGACCTTCCAGGTAATCTACCTCACCCTGTTTCTCCATAATCTGGCCATCCAGTTCCGTCACCGCCGACTGCTTCACACGGTCCATCCGCATCCGTAGTACATAATCATAGGAATCATACGCATCAGGCGCTGACTCCTTCGATAGCGCAGGAATATCGCACGCCTTCAGTTGCGCCACAATCTCCTCATCTGATTTCCGCTGCAAGACGATGCGCTCATCGAGGAGCGCCTGGATAAACCGCCGCTTCGCATCCAACTCCCTCATCTGCGCTCGAAGGACCTCCAGCATGGAAACACGGCGAGCCTCGTACATCGGAAGGCGCTTCTGCACAAACGCCTCCATCAAATCGCCCACCGTCTTATACTTCACAATGTTGAACTCCGTATCGAAGCATGTCATGTTTGTCGTCTTCCACGACGTGGTCAGCTTGAACGCCTTCTCAAACTTCGCCACATTCTCTTTCAGCGCATCGTACCCTTCTTCCGTAAAGTAGAGCACGAACCGCACATCCACATCGTTGTACAGGTCGTCAAATCCCTTCAGCCCACACGGCTCCGCATCCTCTTTGGACGACCGATTCGAACCCGTCTCCGCCTTTTTCGCCTCTTTCTTGGCCTCCTTCGATACCTTCTCTTCGACTTCCAGCAATCCATCGAGGAACGCCTTATAATCCTTTGTCCAGGTTCCAACCGGCAGCTCGGTAACGGTCACTGTCCGCTTGTCGTCATCTAGGGTATACAACCCTCGCGTCATCCACGTCTGCTCATCCACGCGCTGGGTCACGCCCTTGAACCCAAACCACCACGGGTCCAGCGGATGCCCCGCCAAGCTCTCCATCGAACCCTCCAGCCGATGCCGCAACAGGCATACTACATCATCTGGGTTGTGCGGCGGGATATTCGTCGAGTACCCCGTACCAATTCCAATAGAGCCATTGATGGCAAGGAGAGGGACAACTGGCAGGTAATACTCGGGCTCCACCACATCTCCATCATCGTCGATATGCTTCAAGAGCGGCGCATCCTCTTTT